CCCGCACCGAGGCACACATCATCACCATGGCAGCCAGCGCGGCCACCACGGTCATGTGCGGATGCGACACCGTGCTCGCTTCGCCGGTCTCTCAGATCATGATCCACCAGCCGGCAGCCTATGTGGAAGAATACATGAACAACGAAGGCGCACGGCAGCTGCAGAACTTCCTGGACAGCATCAAAGCGTCGATCCTGAACGGATACGTCATCAAGAGCGCCGGCAAGGCCAGCCGCAGGAAATTCGAGCAGCTGATGGACGACTCCACCTGGATGCCGGCACAGGATGCGCTGGAGCTGGGCCTGATCGACGGATACCTCGATCTGGATGAAGACGCCGCAGCGGCGATCCCGGTCGGAAGCGGGATCCGTGTGAGCAACATGGCCGTCATCTCCTCCGCACCGAAGACCCTTCTGGAACGCTACGAGGCCGCCGTGAAAGCCGGACAGATGCTGGAGGCACCGGGACACCCCGTGCTCCGCGAAGACGCTGAGAACGAAAAAACGGGCACTCCTGCAGACCTTGTGAACAGAGAAGACGCCGTGATCGCGGAAACCCTGATCGCAGACTGGCGGCTGAAGGCCGCCATCGATCTGGAGAGAGCGAGGGCCGAAGAGTGAACAGACTGGAACGAGGCCTCGCGCGCCTGGGACTGGCTAAAGCCCCGGCCGCCGGCACACCGCGGGAACCGCCCGTGGAAAACGCGGTAACTGTGACCTCACTGGGCCTGAGCTCCTCCTATGTGGCGACCAACCTGGACGCGGCCATGAAGCTGAGCACCGTGAGCCGCTGCATCGATATCCTGTCCGACTCGATCGCGAAGATGCCCTTCTTCGTCTACGACGCGCACACTCGCGAGCACGTAGAGCATCCGGTGACGGAGCTGCTGAGCCTCCGCCCGAACGCATGGCAGACGCCTTTTTCCATGCGGAAGCAGATGGAGGCCGAACGCATCACCAACGGCAACGGGATCGCCTGGATCCGGCGCGATCCGTCCACCCTTGCGCCGGTGGAGATCGTCCCCATCCCAAAAGGTAACTGGTCTGTGGACCTGCTCTCCAGCGGACAGCTCCAGTACAGCCTGGTCCATCCTTTCACCGGTCAGGCTTTCAAATGCGGACGCATGGACGTGATCCACGTCATGGCATACAGCCGGAACGGCTACAAGGGCGTCGGATACCTGGAACGCGCGGAGGAAGTCATCCGGACCGGCAAGGCAGCGCAGGAATACAGCGCGAGCTACTACCAGAACGGCGGACAGCCCTCCGGGATCCTGCGGACCGACTCGGATCTCGGCGGCAACGTGGAAGTCCGGGACGGTGACGGAACCGTCCGGACGATCAGCAAGAAGGATCTGCTGCGCGAGGAATGGGAAAAACGCCACGCCGGCCCGGCGAACTCGCAGCGGATCGCCGTGCTGGACATGGGCCTGGACTATAAGCCCCTGAGCATCTCCAACCGGGAAGCTCAGTTCGTGGAACAGAGCTCCCTGAGCGTGGAGGATCTGGCCCGGTTCTTCGGTGTCCCTCTGTACAAACTGCAGGCAGGCAAACAGTCCTACAGCTCCAACGAACAGAACGCGATCGAGTACGTAGTCGGCACCCTGCACCCGAACACTGTGATCTGGGAGCAGGAACTGCTGTACAAGCTCCTATCCCCGCAGGACATCCGGAACGGGCTCCGGATCCGGGGCAACCTGATGAACGAGCTCCGGGGCGACTACCAGTCCCGCGGCGAGTGGTACCGGAAGATGCGCGAAAACGGAGGCTTCTCCGTGAACGATATCCGGGAACTCGAAGACATGCCCTCCGTGCCCGGCGGCGATGACCATTACGCCAGCCTCAACTACGTGCCTCTGGAGGACTGGAAAGAAATCTCCATAGCACGGGCGAAAAGCGGCGCGGGAGGCAATGAGGAATGATGGTCATAATCGCGTTTATTCTGGGCCTGGGAGCGATTTCCGTCGGCGCAGGGATGATATACCTCCCTGCCGGGATCATCGCAGCAGGCGTCGGCCTCGTGGCCCTGTCCGTCATTTTGAGCCGGGGCTCCGGCTCGGACATTACTTAGCATATCCGCGGCCCGGCCGCTGATATAGAAAATCATTGGAGGTTCTTAACAATGAAGAGAAAACTCATCGCACTGGCCGCGGACCGCACTGCCGCACTGAATGCCGCGCAGGCAGCCCTTGAGGCCAACAACCAGGCCGACTACGATTCCCGCATGACGGAAGTCGGCAACATCAACGCGGAGATCAACCGCGTCCAGGCCCTGATCAGTGAGCAGGAGCGCGTCATCGACATGCGTCTGCCCAGCGAGGCGGAGGTCCGGGACATCGCTGAGGAGCGCGCCAATGCGCTGCGCACCGGCGGCGAAGTGAAATTCTCCGTGGCCGAGATCCGCCGCGCTCTGCGCAACGCCGACGGAGACGGTACCCTCGTTTCCGGCACGATCGTGCAGCCCACCGGCGCCGGATCCGAGATCCATGACAGCCTCGGCGGCTCCACCCTCGTGGACATGGTCCGCACCATGGACATGACCGGACTCGGCGGCTGGGAAGAGCCCTATGCCACCGCGGACGCCTCTCCTGCTGTCGGCACCCCGTCCAGCGTGGCCGGCACTGCCCGCACCAAGAGCGACCCCGGCTTCGCCATCTCCCAGATCAAGCCCTACGAAGTCAGCGTCACCTCCCTGGTCGACCGCAACATCGCCCGCCTCAGCCCGGCTGCCTACATGCAGAAGGTCCAGGATATGGCTTTCCGCGCTCTGCGCAACAAGATCGCCGCGCTGATCCTGAAAGGCGACAGCGAGGGCACGCATGTCATGTACGGCATGATCAACGGCACCAACAAGGCCAGCGCCTCCATCGTGAAGACCATCAACGCGACGGTCGCCACCGGCGCCGGCGTTGTGGATGAGCAGCTGCTCAACGACCTCTATTTTGCCTATGGCAACAACTACGAGGTCGGCGGCAATGCCATGCTCTTCCTCAACAAGACCGACCTGAAGGCTTTCGGCGCCCTCCGCGGCACCAATGAGAAGGGCCGTCTTTTCGCGATCGCTCCCGAACAGGGCGCTGCGAACCGCGGCACGATCTCCGACGGTGGTCTGATCGTCCCCTACCTCCTCGATCCCAACCTCACCGCTGTGGACGGAACCGAGCAGGAGGCCAGCTCCGGCGCAGACAAGCTCTGCTGCGTGTACGGCGATCCCATGAACTACCTCCTCGGTCTCTTCGGCGACTACACCATCCGCGTCGACGAGAGCGTTAAGGCCATCGAGCGCATGAACGCCATCCTGGGCGATGCGGTCGTCGGCGGCAACGTCATCGTGAAGGACGGCTTCGTCGTGGCGAAGATCGCCAAGGCTGCGCCGACCATCTGATAGCCTATGGCGACGGCGCTGGAGAGCGCGCAGGCGGAAGCGGCCGCAGCTGCGGCCCTCCGTGCCTGCCTGGACTACATGCACGTAGATGAAGACGTGGACGGCCGGATCGAACACGAGTTCATGCCGGCAGCGAAAGCCTACCTGGCCGGCGCGGGCATCCCGGAACCGGAGACGCCCAGCCCGCTGTACGATATGGCCTTCCACGCGCTCTGCCTGCATTACTATGATCACAGAGACGCAGTCGCTGAGGAAGCCCCATTCCCCACCGGCCTGCGCCCGATCATCAATCAGCTGAAGCACTCGGGAGCCGGGTGCATCTAAAAATGTGTCCGATTCGGACACGAAAGGAGAATGAATCATGGCCAAATCCAGAGCACTGGGGACCACCCTCAATGTTAATTCCAAGGCCGTGGGCGGTCTGACGAGCATCAACGGCATCGAGATCGCGGCGGACACGGTCGATCTCACCAGCCTGGACAACGCGACCGGGTACCGGGAGAAGGAACCCGGGTTCAAGGACGGCGGCGAAGTGACCGTCAGCGGCTTCCTCGATGGATCCGACGCCGGGCAGACGGAAGTCTATACGCTGCTCGAAAGCGGCGGCACCGCGACCTGCACCATCGTCTTCCCGACGAAGATCGGAAAGACCTGGACCTTCACCGCAGGCGTCACCCGGTTCGTGACCGGCGCCGAGCTGGAAGGCGGCGTGACCTTCGAGGCCACTCTGCTGGTCACCGGTCAGCCCGTCCTGGCGG